AGGACAAAGGAGAGTAAACAATGGGCTACGGAATCGGTGGACATTTAGCAATATCAGAACAAAATTCAGTAGGAACAGCAACATCTAATTTTATTTATATTCCGTTTGTTTCAGAATCTCTAACAGAAAATATTGAGCAACTACAATCAGAAGGTTTAAAAGCCGTATATGACCAACCTAATCAGTTAGAAGGTATCAACAATGTTACTGGTGATATTGTGTTTGAACCACACCCAATTTATCTTGGACATTTTTTAAGAGCTGTAACAGGACAAGCTGCATCAACACTATCAACATCAGCTTACATACATGAGTTTGTACCAACACAATCTGACTTTGATCCTAACTTTGCTTTAAGACCTTTTACAATCAATCTATTTAAAAATGTTGGCTCTGCATATCAATACACAGATGCAATGATTCATACACTAGCTATAGAGATTACTGCTGGTGGTATCATAAATGCAACTGCAACTGTTCATGCAAGAACATCATCACTTATGAATCCAACAACAGCTAGTTTTATCACAGCAGACCCATTCACTTGGAATGAAACATCTTTACAAGTAGGTGGTTCAGCTAATGGTGAATTTGAATCAGCAACAATCACAATCGATAATCCAATTGAAGGTGTACCAACACTTAACGGAGCAAAGGTACATGGTAAAGTAAAAAGAACAGGTTTCAGAACTGTATCAGTTACTGGCGACCAAGATTTTTCTTCACAAGCTCAATATAATGTTTTTAGAGCCCAGACAAGACAAAGATTCTTATTTACTGTAACTGGTGATAATATTGGAGGTTCAGCAAACAACGAACTTACAATTGACATACCACAATGTAATTATTCTACATATACAAGTCCAATTGGTGGACCTGGAAGAATTACAGCATCTTATGAAGGTAATGGTGAGTTTGATACATCATCAAGTTATTCTATTAGATACACAATGACAAATACATTGTCAGCTTACTAAAATTTAGGAGGAAACTCATGAAGTTCAAAGTAAAAGATAAAGAGCTTAATATAGAACCAGCAACTCTAAGAAAGATTGCTGAGTTAGAAAAAAGTGCTGGATCAATCACTGATATGGGTAAAGAAAAACCTATAGATTCAATAATAAAAATTGTAACTGTAGCATTAGAATCATCACCACAAGATGAAGGAGTAACTATAGACTGGTTGCTTGACAATGTAGGTATGGGTGAGATGACAGTCCTAAATGATATTGTTACACATTTTTTAGGGGTAAATCCAGCAGAGATCACAGAGAATTCATCAAACTCCTAGATTTCTTTGCCTTTCATTATCGCTGGTCGAAATCAGACGTTTTACAACTAACCTCTGATGAAATCAATCAACTCTATGGTATAATTTCAAAAAGAGAACGTCAAAAGGCAAGGAAATAAATGGCAACAGAAACATTAGAAGTCTTAATTAAAGTTGTTAACCAAGCAACGCAAGGTATTCAACAAGTTTCGAAAAGCTTAGAAAAAGCTAATCAATCACAATCTAAGATAGCAAAAAATACTAGCCAGATGGTGAAGCAAAACAATTTAGTTGCTGCTTCATTTAAAAATCTAAGACAAGGAATTGTAGCTTACATTGCTGTTTTAGCTACAGGAAGATTGATTGAATTTGCAGATGCTACACAAAGAATTGAAAACAGAATCAAATTAGCTTTAGAACCTGGTCAAAGAATTGATGATCTTTTTAACAAAGTTGCACAAAGTGCAAAAAGTTCAAGGCAACCACTTGAAGCAACTGCTACAGCTTTTTTTAGAATTCAACAAGCATCAAAAACTTTAGGTATAACACAGGAACAAGCTTTAAAATCTACTGAACTTTTTAACAAATTACTTACTGTTCAAGGTGTGTCAATGCACGAATCTCGTTCTGCTTTGCTACAGTTTTCCCAAGCTCTGCAATCTGGTAGGTTTCAGGGTGATGAATTTAGAGCAATATCCGAAATCTTACCATCTATTCTTGAGAAGATTGCAGCAGCTACTGGTAGAAGTGTTACACAACTTAGAGAACTAGCAAGACAGGGTAAAATTACACCAAGAGTTATGTTAAATGCTTTGGCAATGAATGCTCAAGAGATTGAAGCACAATTCTTAAAAACAAATGTAACTATATCTCAAGGATTTAATATTTTATCAACTGAAATATTTAAAACTTTTAGAGAGTTGATGAAAAATCAATCTAGTGCTGAACTAATAACAAAAATTTTCGCAGGTTTAGAAATTACATTTAAAGCATTTTTAAAAGCTTTAGAAGGTGCAATTGTGGTCATTAATTTTCTTTTTGATAATTTTGCAATAGTTGTAGGACTACTCGTACTTAGATTTACAGAATTAATTAAAATGAAGGTTGCTGCATTCTTCATGACAATAACTGCATCTGTTACAGGAACAATAACAGCATTTAAAACTTTAGCACTTACAATAAGAGCTAATCCTATATTTGCAATTGCTTCAATATTGTTAACTTTAGGTATAGCATTTAAAGATTTTATCAAAAGATTACTATCAACAAAAGAAGCAACAGACGAAGCTGGTGCAGGTATAGAAAATTTTAATGTTTCTTTAAGCCTTACACAAACTCTTTTAGAAGCAGTTGGTCAACAATTTGGTCAGTGGACTCAAAATCTTGAACAAGGTGCTACACAATTAGGCGAAACAATTGGTACTCAAATAACCGAAGGCATTGATGAAATATCTGCTGCATTTGCACGTTCTCTTGTTACTGCTGAAAACTTTAAAGAATCACTTATGAATATTTTAAAAGTCATAGGGATTACAATTCTTGAAACACTGGTTCAGATTGGTGTTAGAACAATTTTTGACAAAATCAAAGATGTATTAGATGAGAGAGAGAAAAAAGAAAAAGAAATAGCAGAACAGCTAGAAAAACAACAAGAGTTATTAAAACAACAGGAAGAAACTCTTAAAAAAATAAGACAAAATAGACATGGTACTTTTGAACGTGAAACTACAATGGGGCAAGGAAGTTCTAGACGTAGAACAAAAAGAAGAGGTGGTGGTGTTTTAGATATAGACATAGAAGGCATCACAGGATCTGGTGGTGGCACTGGAGCTGGTGCATTAGGATTAGCAGCAGTTGGTGTACCTGCACCTGTAGCAGGAGTGCTAGGTGAGAAAGTAGAAAGAGTTGCTGGAGATATAGTAAAAGGACTTTCTCCTGAGTTAGGAAAAATAGGTGGTAAAATTGCTGGTTTAGGTGGTCTGCTTAGTGGTGATATAACCAACTTAGGAGGTATTTTTAACAGTGGTTTTGCTGGTCTTGGTGGTTTATTGAGTGGTGGTATACCAGGCAGTGGTATCTTCGGAGCTCTTGGTAAGGGAGTAGGTAAAGTAAAAAAAGTCTTTGGATTTGCTGAAGGTGGACGACCACCAGTTGGCTTACCTTCAATAGTTGGTGAGCAAGGACCAGAACTTTTTGTTCCAGATAGTGCTGGTACAATAGTTCCGAACAATGCTATGGGCAGTACAATCGTCATACAAAAATTAGAAATTTTACCTTATGCACAGGTAGATGAAGCACTTACTGCAAAACCAATGTCTTTCTGGACAGCGTTAACACAAGAAAAGATTCTCCCTGCTCTGAACACTTTAGGACAACAAGGTAACACAACTACATTACAATTTAGGGAGAACAGATAATGGCTCAGTTACTCGGATTGCCTAATTCTGCATATATAACAATTGGAGAAAGTGCAACTTATGGATATACATTTGAACAAACTTTTGACAAAAAAGATATCAGAACTAAGGGTGGTAAATTATTTACTTACATTACACCTGCTGGATCTTTTCGTAGATTTAGAATACCAATGACTTTTGTAGCATCTAGTGATGTCAGCATAATAAATAGTTACTTTGCTACGGGCACAAATCTTAGATATATTGAAGATGATACATTTCCTAACAGCTTTTATGAAGTAAGAATTACAGGTATGACAGAACCATTCACTCAATTCATAAAACCATACTTTAGACAACATTATGCAGGAGAAGTAATTATAGAAACAATATGATACCATTTAGAGCATTGATCTATTTTTTTGGTGGGATTCTTTTAATGCTTATTGGAATTGATTATATATTGAGGTAGAATTTAGACATGGCACACATTTACGATAACGCAAGACAATATTTCGCAAGTGGGAGTATAAACCTAGCAACTGCAACAATTGGTGTAACTCTCGTAAATACAACACTTTATACTTTTAGTGCAGCTCATGATTTTTTAAATGACATTCCTGTTGCTGCAAGGATAGCGACAAGTTCTTTGCAGAATGTTGCCGTAGCATCTGGTAGACTCGATGCTGATAATCTTAATATAGCATCAGTAGCAGTTAATTCAGTAATAAATGGTATGGTTTTATTTGTATCTGCTACAGATTCATCTAAAGCACCATTATTATTTATACAGAGTGAAGGCACAGGGTTTCCACTAACTCCAGATGGTGGAACAGTTACTATAACTTTCCCAAGTTCAGACCCCTTCATCTTGAAGGTGTAAAATGTCATTACAAGGATTAGTAGAGCAGGGCATAATCTTACAAGTAGTAAGAGGAGAATTAACAACTAAATTTGCTTCTTCTGCAACATCAACTTATGTAGATATTGGATTAAGTGCTGCAATAACACCAAAAAGTGCAACATCTGAAATATTAATTCATGTAACAGTTTGGAGTGGTGGCATAAATGATGCTTATCCATTTTTTAGATTATTAAGAGGTTCAACAGAAATAGGAAGTGGCACAGGAAATAGTGGCAG